TCCGGTAGAAACACCAGTAGAAACTCCGGTAGAAACACCAGTAGAAACTCCGGTAGAAACACCAGTAGAAACTCCGGTAGAAACACCAGTAGAAACTCCGGTAGAGACTCCAGTAGAAACTCCAGTAGAAACACCAGTAGAAACTCCAGTAGAAACTCCGGTAGAGACTCCAGTAGAAACTCCAGTAGAGACTCCAGTAGAAACTCCAGTAGAAACTCCAGTAGAAACTCCAGTAGAAACTCCAGTAGAAACTCCAGTAGAAACACCAGTAGAAACACCAGTAGAAACACCAGTAGAGACTCCTGCAGAACCTGCCCCGGAAGCCGAAGCTACTCCGGAAGAAACAGGAGCAGAGCAACCTGCACAAGAACCAGAAACAGGTGTTGACGAGACTGGCACAGAAGGAACTGGAGAAGGAACAGGGGCTGGCGATGGAGCAGGTAGTGGAGACGGTACTGGAGATGGTGACGGAGACGGAGATGGAGGTGGTTTAGAGGGACTAGGTGGAGGAATGATGGCACCTTCAGCACCTCAATTAGACGGTGTTGGGCAATTTTCTATTCCGTACCAAACACCTCAATATAGACAAGTTGTTGTACCTAAAAAGGACTATGTAGCGGAATTAGACGCTCTTATTCAACGCAGCCTATTTGGATTAAAGTAATATGACATATTTAAACATAGTAAACAATGTCCTGCGAAGGATGCGAGAAGAGGAAGTAACTTCTGTTGCTTCAAGCACCTACAGTAAAATGGTAGGTGACTTTGTTAACGATGCAAAAAGAACAGTAGAAGATTCTTGGGACTGGTCAGCGTTACGTACTACACTGACTATTACAACTACTGCTGATGTTTTTAACTACGTACTGACTGGTAGTCAAAACAGGATTAAAGCCTTAAACGTTATTAACGATACTGCTAATTTGTTTATGGAGTACCAAACGGCAACATTTTTTGACGAAGCTTACTTGATTTCTGATGCTCGCAAAAGTGCGCCTACTTACTACACGTATAACGGTATTGATAGTAGTGGTGATACTCAGATTGATATCTATCCAATTCCTGACAAAGCGTACACAATACGGTTTAACTGTGTAAAGCGTGGGGCTGATTTGTCTGCTAATGATGATCAATTAACTGTTCCTTCAATGCCTGTAATTCATTTGGCTATTGCGTTGTTGGCCCGTGAACGTGGAGAAACAGGCGGTACTTCTGCTCCTGAATACTTTGCTATTGCTGATCGTTATTTGTCTGACGCTATTGCACTAGACGCTCAAAAGCATCCAGAAGAAGTAATCTTCTATACTCCGTGAGGTAGTTATGGCTCAACAGTTACAAAGTATTAATCTTGTTGCACCGGCCTTTAAAGGGGTTAACACGGAAGATTCTCCGTTAGCACAAGACCCTTCGTTTGCTGATGTTGCAGATAACGCAGTCATTGACAAGCGTGGACGTATTGCGTCTCGTAAAGGTCACACCGTAATTACCACGAACAAAACAGAACTTGGCTCTGCAAAGATTAGAGCAATCAAAGAGTTTCAGGATGATGCCGGTAACTCCAAGATTTTTTCTGTGGGTAACAATAAGATTCTTAGCGGCACGACAACACTAGCTGACGAAACTCCCGGTAGCTACACAATAAATGCTGACAACTGGAAGATGGTTAATTTCAACGACAAGATCTATTTCTTTCAGCGTAGCCTTCAGCCTTTAGTCTATGACAACGCAGGAGGCTCTGTAGTCACGCTCAGTAGCGTTTCTGGTGCGGCTGGTGTTACTAGTACTATGTACGGTAACGAAGTCTTAGCGGCCTATGGGAGGCTTTGGACGGCTGACTTTGGTGCTAACAAGTCTACCATCTATTGGTCTGATCTTTTAATAGGCCACGACTGGTCCGGTGGTACTAGTGGTTCTATTGACATTTCTAAAGTATGGCCTGACGGTCATGACGAAATTGTAGCGTTAGCAGCACACAATGGTTTATTAATTATATTCGGTAAACACAGTATTGTTGCTTACTCTGGGGCTGAAGCTCCTGCAACAATGGCTTTAGCAGACACTGTAGCAGGAGTTGGTTGTGTTGACCGTGATACTGTACAGTACACCGGCACTGATGTATTATTTTTGTCTCACACAGGCCTAAAGAGCTTTGGTAGAACAATACAAGAAAAGTCAATGCCTCTTGGTAGTTTGTCCAATAACGTAACTAAAGATATAATTGGTTTACTACAAAACGAAACAGAATTTTATAGAACCTTATATAGTCCAGAGGAAGGTTTTTACTTAATAACTTTTACAGCGCAAAACTCTACGTTTTGTTTCGACGTTCGTGGAACTTTAGAAAATGGGTCTTACCGTGTTACGCGTTGGCCCGGAACTGGTTTTACGTCTTACGGCAGAAAAGAAGACGGTACAGTGCTTATTGGAAACGGTAACGGAATCAGTACGTACTCTGGTTACGACGATAACGGAGAACCCTATCGTTTTAAATACTACAGCCCCGGCCTTACTTTTGGAGACCCTTCGCGTCTTAAGATACTTAAAAAACTTAGACCTACAATTGTCGGAGCTAATAGTTCCGTCGTGTTCCTTAAATGGTCTTATGACTTTGGCACGTTTTTTCAGACAGCAGAGTTTACAGTGGGTAGTCAAGTAGCTGGTTATTTCAACGAGAGTGAATATAACACTACGGTAGAATTTACAGGTGGCGACCTTACGTCACGAAGAGGCATCAACGCTACAGGCGGTGGTGGGATTATAACTATTGGGTTGGAAGCAGACATAGACGGTTCTGGTTTGTCTCTCCAAGAGATCAACGTGTTAGCACTAATGGGTAAAGTACTATGAGTAACTATACAAAGACTACTGACTTTGCCGCTAAAGACAGTCTACCTTCCGGTGACAGCGGTAAAATCATTAAAGGCGCAGAGTTTGAAACAGAATTTGATTCTATATCAACAGCCGTTGCTACTAAAGCAGACATTGCTTCACCAACCTTTACAGGCACAGTAACAATACCTGCATTGACGTTTAACGGTACGCTGTCAACAGGGACAATTGATGGAGGTACGTACTAATGAGTGAATTAGCTCAGTTATTAGGTCTAGGCGGTGTTGCTGCTGCTGGTGGTCTTCTTACCGGAGAGGCTTATCAACGCCTTGGTCAAATTGGTGAACAAGCCCGTGAAGGAGGAAGTGCTTTAGCTCAACAACAACTAGAGCAAACACAGTTTAGACCTTTTACTGTAACAACAGGTACTGGCGGTGCGCTTACAACAACTCCTGAAGGAGGACTTGGCGTAGCTTTGTCTCCACAAGAACAAGCCATTAGTCAACAACTTATGGGCCAAGCAGGTCAAATGTTTGGACAACCTGTAGCAGGACAACCTCAGTTAACTCAGGCTGGCCTTGGTGCTCTTGGTGCAGGACAGCAACTAATGGGTCAGCCTACGTTTGGCATGGCTCCTACCCAAGCTGCTGCACAGCAAGCCTTTGGACTAGGTGGTCAGTTTATGGGTGCTGCTGGAATGCAACCTGCGGACATTAACTTACTTCGTGGACAATTTGCAGGACAAGTTGGTGGACTCATGGGTCAACAGCCTAGTGCTGGCATAGGTGCTTTGGGTCAGCAAGCGTTAGGCTTAGGCGGCGCAGGGTTGTCTGGTGGTGCTCCTGACGTAACTCAAACTTACTCAGGTATACAAGACCCCGGTGTTCGTACCGGTGCCGGTGCTTTAGCTTCAAGAGGTTTGGGTTTAGGTATGGAAGGGCTTGCTACTACGGCCCCCACAGACGTAGAAGCCTTACGACAACAGTACGGCGGTCTAGCAGGTCAAGCGGCACAACAAGTAATGCAACCTACAGGCGCACGAGAAGCAGAAGTATTTGAGCGTATACGTGCTACTCAACGTCCTGAAGAAGAACGTCAGCGTTTAGCTCTAGAACAACGATTAGCCGCACAAGGACGACTTGGTACACGTTCAGCAGCTTATGGTGGTGCTACACCAGAGCAGTTGGCTATGGCTACAGCCCAAGAAGAAGCACGTAATAGAGCATCTTTATCTGCTATACAACAAGCAGGTACGGAACGTCAGAGAGCTTTGGGCGAAGCTCAAGCCCTTGGTGGTATGTTTACGCAGCAAGCTGGTTTGTCAAGTCAACTACAATCTCAAGCACAACAAAGAGCTTCTCAGTTATCACAACTTGGTCTTTCTGCGGAGCGTGTTCAAGCACAGCTTGAGTCCGAAGGCTTTGGACGTCAAATGCAAATGGCTGGCGCAGGTTTACAAGCGCAACAAGCGCAGTCTGCTTTACAGTCCCAAGCACAACAACGAGCTACACAGCTTGCACAGCTTGGGCTGTCCGCAGAGCAAGTACAATCAAGGTTACAGTCAGAAGGTCTTGGAAGAGCTACTACTGCTGCTGGTCAGGCTGCTCAATTGGCACAGACTGCAGGAGGTCTTCAGGCTCAACAGGCAGGACTTGGTTCTCAGTTTGCTGGTTTAGGCGCAACTTTAGCAGGACAACAGCAAGCTTTAGATGCGGCAAGACAACAGCAGGGACTACAGGCGTTAACCGCAGGTCAAGGTTTGTTAAGCGGTGGTCTTGGGTTACAACAGTTGCAACAACAGCTTGGCACAGGTGCTCTTGGTACGGCTTACTTGCCACAGGCACAAGCTCTTAACGTACTACAAGCAGCTATGCCGGGAGCAGAACTGGCTCAACGCGGTCAGCTACAAGGCGCTGGTTTGTACGGCCAAGCAGAAATGGGTGGACTACAGGCGTTGCTTGGTTCAGGTCTTGGACAAGCAGAGTTGTTTGGTCAACTTGGTACGGGATTATTAGGAGGTGTATTAGCGCCTTCCGAAAGTAATCCTTTGTATGAAGCACTAGGCGAGATTTTTACTTAAGGAGTAACTAATGGCTACTTATTCACAAGGGTTTCTACAGTCTATGATGAGACCGGGATACGCCCAAAATCTTTTTCAAGTTGGGCAACGCATTGGACAAGCTCCTACGACAGCCGTTGCTATAGAACAAGAAAAAGAAAAAAAGAGGCAGTTATCTGCTTTTGATCCTAACACTGTTGAGGGCCTTGGTGGTCTAGCGAGTTATTACCAAACTCAAGGCGACATGGGCAATGCTGTTAAGTACGCTTCTGCTGCTAGAACATTAGGGGCACAACAAGCAGAACAAAAGCAAATAAATGATTTTCGAGAAAAGGTAGCAGTTGCAGCAGAAAGTGCTGGTCTTGTAGAACAAGCAGCAACAGCACGAGCTACTACGGACATGCAAGAGCTTAGAAGTATTAGTGAAGACATTCGAGAGTTTCAAATTGAACAGCTTCCTTTAGACAATCCTGCCGTTATTAAAGCAAAACTAAGAATGGCTGGGTTTACTATTGCTCAAATTACTGCTCTAGGCCCTCTTTCTAAAGAAGAAGCAGACGATTTACTTAAAGGACGCACAGGTAAACTAGAAGCTTGGCAGGACGCAGAAGGCAACATCAAAGCTGTCAACGTAAACGACTTTGGTTTAGTCTATAACGATCAGACTAACACGTACGTTAAAGCTAGTGATCTTCAGTTGGTACGCAAGGCTCCACAAGTTCAAGAAGTTATTGACAAAGGACAAGAAGTTGGCGCTAAGGCAATGGCAGAAGCCAATGTTACTAATTTTGTTGAGCTTAATACTAAAGCACAAGACGCTCGTAACATGATTGAGTTAATTGACAGACAAACAGGGCGTTTAGAAGGCGGTATGCCTACGGGTCTTGCGGCCAATATGGAGCTTAATTTAAGGCGTTTTGGTGAGCTTATTGGACTGCCTTACGATCCCGCAGTTACAAACGCTGAAACCTTTATTTCTGAAGCAGGTAAAATCGTTGCTGACCAGATCAAAGACTTCGGTTCGGGTACGGGTTTGTCAGATGCGGATAGAGAGTACGCTAAGTTGATTGCTGCTGCGGACATTACAACACAACAGGAAGCTTTGTTTAGTTTGTTAAACATTCGACGAAACGCTATGGTTAAGACTGTAGAAAACTTTAACAATGTTAGAACCGCCACCGCAAAACGGGTAGGTGAACAAAACATGACGAGCTTCCCAAGCATAACTATGCCAGAAAAAAGAGAAGAAGCAGAAGCAGTACTTCCCGAAGGTTTTGAATTGGATCAATAATCATGCAGACAGCAACTAATCCACAAACAGGCAAAAAAGTGTATTGGGACGGTGAACAATGGTTGCCTCTCAAAACAGCTACTAATCCACAAACAGGAGAAGTTATTGGTGTTGTCGGAGGAGAAACTTTTACTGTAACTCCCCCACGTCCTCGTGAGCCTGAAAGCATGAGGGGTATGGTAGAAGAAACACCAGAGCGATTCAAAGAGACTCGTGAGCGTTACAGAGGTCTTGCTGGAGACATGGAGCAACTCCCCGGTAAATTCCGTGTTGGTACTAGCATTGCTGCTGGTGTAGGCGCTGCTGGAGAAACATTAGGCGAAGTAGCAGGAGAAGCCTACCGTAGGTATACTCCTGAGCCTGTACAACGTGGTATATCTGAAGCGTACGAAGGCTCTATGTTACAAAGCGGCATGGAAAAGGTAGGTGCATTAGCGCAACAGTACCCAGAGGCGGCTACTACTGCTGAAGCTGCTTTGAATATTGCAGGTGCTGGTGCTAAGATGGCACTACCTAAAGTTCCGGGAGTTCCTAGATCAGCAACAGTTGAGGCTACTAAAAGAGCTACAGAATCTCGCTTATCAGAAGAGCGTAAAGCCATAGCAGACAGCCTACTACCGGAAGACTACGTTAAAGCTCCGGGTACTATAGAGCCTGTAGGGGCTATGAATCGTAACGTGTACATGCACTCTCCTTCTGAAGAAATAGTGATTGATTATCTGGACACTCTACCAGACTACAAAGGTGATCGTAACCCTGCTGTAAATGCAAAAGTTGTGGACAGCCAGTTGGCTAGACACGAGGCTGATCTTCAGCTTTACATTAGAAGGTCTAAGAACCCTAAGACACAAGTACAAACTTTAGCTACTTCTCTAGAAGATCTCAAGGCTGGGTTCCATGATCTTGATGAATACGTTGAGTTAATGGACGGAGCACAAAAACAGGTAGATAAGTTTATTGACACGGCTGTTAAAAGGCTTGAAGAAAGGGCGGCTAAAAACGGCACAATTACAGCTAGGGACATCCTCGAGGTTCGCCGTGCGCTAGACAAAAAGATTTTTCGTAAGAAACCCTCAGCAGGTCTTGAGAACCCTGATTTAGCAGGAGCAAAAGAAGTAGCAGGTAAGTACGTAAGGGACGAGTTAAACCAAGCATTTCTTAAGTTGATGCCTGACGACGAAGCTTACAGGCTTATTAACGGCATGTCTATGCTGTTTAGAGCTAAGGGTTTACTAGACGTTAAAGCAGGTAAAGCCATTAATCAGACTATGTTAGGACGTACAGTAAAAGGTATTGAGGACTTCTCTGGTCTCCGGTTTCCAACTACTCCTTTAGCCCTTGGTGCTACTGCTGCTGCTGGCGGTGCTGCATTGGGGGGTATGCCGGTATTAGGTGCGGCTATTGGCGGAGGAGCAGCGGCAATGGGCTTGGCTCGTATGACTCGTAAAAGACGAAGACAAGCAGTTGTCAGAGAGTTATTAGGGGCTACTGACAAAATGATTCAGGGCGCTAACGTAACAGCAGAAACAATGGCTACACTAAGGGCTGATAAAGTTATGCTGGCTCAAATGCTTGCGAACATCAACGAGGAGCCTGAGAATGAGCAATGACATCTTTGAGCTTCGTAAGGCTCTAAGAGCAGGGCCTAAAGCACGAGAGTATAGCAAACAGGCTACAAGCGCTTTCCTTAATCCTGCTATTAAAAACCCTTTTGGTTCTCTAGAGTTGCCTGTGTACGCTGGATCAGAGGGGATACCTATGTCGGCCCCCCGAAGAACCACAGTTGACGCTATGGCTCCTGCTAACTTTATTGCTGAAGAAGCACTCACCCCTGCTAACTACGTTCCCTTGGGCGGTCTTGGGATGATGCGTAAAGGCGCTCAGATAACACAAGAGGCGCTTCCCAATCTAAACAGGGCTAAAGAGAATGCTGGTTTATTCTTGAGTTCTCCTGAAAACTACATCCCTAACTTCTATGGGCCTACCGACATTCCTAAGGACGCTGTGCCAAATAGGTTTGATAACTACGTAGCTAGAGATCCACAGGCTTTTGCAGACAAAGCAAGAAAGGTCCCTAAAGTAGGTCCTGCGGTAGCGAACGCAGTCAAAGGTGCAAAAACTCCTGAAGAAGTAATGCAAGGCAGGATGAAAGTACAGGACTTTGCTAAATGGGCAGGAGAAGGTACAAAGAAAGGTTTATTTAACTTAATGGACCCTGACAGTCGTGCCTTATATTACAGTACAGGTGTCAACCCAACAACAAGAGATGTAGCACAAGAATTATCTCAGGGTTCACAAAGAGACTTATCTAAGGCTGTTTCTCAAGGGCAACAGAATATTGTCACTAACACACGACTAGGCAGAGAAGGCCCTGTTGATCCTGCTCTTGATACTGTCGATAGAATCAGCTACATGTCTGAGACTGCTACCTTCCGTCCCGGTGTTTACTCTGATCTTGTAAAACAAGTAGGGGCAAGAAACAGTACACCCCAAAGAGACCTTGACTTTTTTGAAGAGCACATAGGAGAAGTATGGAAAGTAGGTAAAGGAGAAGGAGCAGAAAAGTTTGCAGACGCTGCGGCACCTAAGATAAACATAAAGACTCCTACAACAAACCAAACAGGAAACCACGCTTTTGACTTTGCACACAAAGGACCTGTAAGAACCTTTGCTACTCTTTATAAGAACAGTAAAAATCCTAGTAATGAGACTATACTAGCTAAATTTAAAGACTCGCCTAAACTTACCTTACACCCTAAGATGGGTAAGACGGATGAAGAGATACTAGAGAATGCCAAAAAGAACGGAGGTTTCTACTTTACTGGTTCACTGCAAGGCACTGCAATTACTGAAGGTGGTGTTAATTATGTAGGTAAGCTAGCGCCTAATGGTAGAGTAACTACGGTTGTCTCAGACGAAAACAATTTCCTTGAGAATGTGCCGGGAGTAGGTAAAGCGGTAGAAAAAGCACTGCCTAATCGAATGGTAAACGCTACACCGCCTATGATCTTTAACGCGGCTAGTGAAGACGCGATGAAGCTTGCTAGAAAAGTTAAAGTCCCTGCAAAAGATGAAATGACAGAGTCTTATACAGAGCTTGTACAGAGAATAGCGGGAATAAAGGCTGATCCTAAAGTTGTTAAAGGTGAAAGAATAAGGTCCGCAGGTATGTTAACTACCGGCGCTGGTGTTGGTCTTAGGGGTCAACAAGAGGATAAAGAAAAGGGGCGCTAAGGCCCCTGTAGTTTACAACTCGCAGTTATTGCCCGTACAAGCTAACTGCTGAGACCCTTCTGTCATGTCAGAGTTCTCAGAGATGTTCCAATCAATCGTCTCTGGGAATTCCTCCTTAAGCTTCTTATAGGTCTCTAAGTCTATGGGTTCGTAAGGAGCCTGTTGGTACGTATGTTCGGAATAAGGGAGGAACGATACTCCACTAATCTTGTCGAACTTGTTGTACAACCACTGGCCTACCTCAAGGAATTCATCATCACGGTAGTAGCATGTCATGGACGGCTTATGCTCACACCAAAAGTCCTGATAAATCTCCCATAGCTCAAGTTGTTCCATTGCACCCATCTCAGAGGCCACCACAGCCCCGTCAGGGGATTTTATAGGGAAGCTGAATACCTTAGTAGTGGGTGACATGACGTCGTCCTCTACAGGGATTCCTGCTGCCTCTAAGACGGAACAGAGTGGGTCTCTGGCGTCCGCTCTAACTCGTCTAATGTACTGATCTGAGTATCTAGGGTGGATGCCAGACGCAGAATCCACCAACTGACTAACAGTGCCGGAAGGCTTAACAGCAGTAATGGCAGTGCTAATGTTAATGCCAAGACGGTTAGCCCATTCTGCGTTAGTTTTAATAGCCTCTTCTTTAAGCTCAGTAAGCCACGTTTTGAGTACACCTTTATCTCTCCTTCCTGATAGGGTTGGATGATCCATGATCCCTGTTAACGACACACCCAGTAGTGCTTCTTCCTCTGTGTTCTTCTGCCATACCTTACGTAGGTAGCGGAAGTCAGTTAGGGTAGCCTGTAGAGTTCCAAGGATAGACGCAGTACGTACTTTTCGTTTGAGGTCTGAGAGTGTATCCTCTGCCCTGACAACAACTTCTGATAGATTGCAGAATTGGTTAGGCCGTAAGATGATTTCGCTACATGGATTAGTTCCAAAATCATAGGAAGCATCTCGTCGCTCGTTCTTTGCAGCTTGCTTTTGACTTGCGACTCTAGAGAACATACCTCGCTCTCCTGAACGGGACTCGTATAAACTTTTCCACTCATTTAAAAATGCCTCGAAGTCTGGCTTCTCTGTATAGCAAGCGCTGTTGTTTGCTAGTCCGCGTTGAGGATTATCTTGCCACCACTGGCCTGACTTGCATCTTCGGAGTCTATCGTCAGTGAGGTTAGACAGACTGATGAGAGCGGACCTGCGTACACCTCCGACGACGACGATCTGTGCAATCTTACAGCAGAGATCATGACATTCGATGGAGCTAAGTTTACGTCCAGCAGCCTCCCGAAAGACGCTGACTGTGAAGTTGAACAAATCGACAAGAGGCTCTGGACCAGATGCTCTACCTCCGAAGGTCTTAAGGGTTGCCCCTGCAAGTCGTACTCCAGACACGTCCCATTTTGGAAGTTGGCCTGAATACAGCAAGCTAATAAGTTCCCTGTAAGCTTTAGCCCATCCAATTTTGCTGTCGGCGACATGTATAACTGTATCGGTATCATGGAATTCCTCTGCTACTTCAGGTAGCTTGCTAACGTATTGTCGTTCAACAGAGTAGCCTACTCCAGTGCCGCACATAAGTACGTACATCATCTCGTCAAACGCTTTAGGGTGGTCAATAGGTAGGTAGCTACAGTTGAAGCCAGCTACGTTGTCACGGTCAAGAGCCTCACCCGCAGTCATCAATGCTCGCATAGACGGCATTACGTTCATGTCGTGGATGTCTGCAAAGATACCATTAGCTTCTTCAAGTGTTAACCTACCCTTCTCAATCCAGAAGTTTAGGTAACGGTCAATTGTTTCTTCCCAAGTCTCACGTCGCTGCTCCTCTGGTAGGTAACGAGCGTAGCGTGACTTGTGTATGTACTGTTGATATGCGTCCATTAATTCATTTCCTTGATTAGTCGTTCAATATACCAGCGACACTTACGTAAGTCCTCTACTGGTTTTCCTTTGTAGTCATATCGCCAGAGGTACTTCAGTGCGTTACCCTTAAGATAGCCTCTAAACTCGTTCTCAGGCATGGACGCTTTGATAGCTTCGATAGCTTCTATTGCTCCGTTGTTGTAGTGGTCAGGTTGCTCTACAGGGTCTGGTGTTTTCCTGATAGACAACTTACTCAATGCACTCGCATAGTCCCACTCTTGTGGAGTCGCTTCGTTAATACTCATTTACTTCCTCCTCTAGCTCTTGTTCAAACACATCCAGCCTGTTGATTAGTTTGTCCTCAAACCTGTCCAGAATCTGTTCTGAGGTTATCTGTAGGGCCTCCAGTAGGTCATCTGGATCAAAGGTTTTCAAGAGGCGTTCCTTAACTTCCTCTAGCGTTAGCGACATAACTAATCAACTCCTGTAGTGTCTCTATATTATACCATAGTATTTTCTCTTTGTCACACCATTGTGCCATAGTCATTTTTGCACCCTTACGTATTCTCTTGTTAGGCTGCATCAAAACAAAGATTAACTCTTGTCCTTCTGGGAGGCTGTCCCTGATGCTGGTGTATTTCTTGGTGTCTCCATCTCTGAAATATCCTTTGCACTCAATAAGATATAAACCGCTAGCATCAACGAAGTCAGGACGGTAGCTCCTAGAGATAGTGTAAGGAATAGTGAAAGGCTCATAGTCAAACTCCTGTAGTATTTTGGCGACATCTTCTTCAAACGTGCTTCTAAATGGTGATTTCTTGGACTTTCGGCTCATTGTGTACCTCTACTAAATAACGTGGACCGGTAGAATAAGCGAAGGCGCGAACGGACGGCCAGCATTCCTTTTTGTACGCACAGTATGAGCAACCTACGGCGAGTTTCTGGTTTCCACTCTTTCCATCGGCGACAGGCTCGTAGCATACGCCGGGTGGGGTTGGTTGCTCCACTAACTTTTTTACGTGGTCAATGCGCTCCTTGATGTCATAACCAATGAGGTCGTAGACAGGCGCTTGGGTATCCTCAGAGTCGTACATGAGGTACGTCAAATGCCCGTTCTGTTTGTCCATTGCTAACCATCCGAATTTAGTAGCACCTTCCGCATACGCATATCCCTTAATTTGACCAATGTATCCAAACGGGTCGTCATAAGCCAGAGTGCCGTCTTTGAATTTCCTGAACCCATACGTTGACACAGACTTAACATCAGTGACAATGCCGTCGATTTTGCAGTCCATAGACCCTGTAATGCCGTTAACTTCACACTTCTTTTGTTCATCAGTAACCTCGTGTCCTGCTGCTTTGGTTAGGAACAATAGCATCTCTTCGATCAAGTGGCCGTAGAGGAACTTGACATAGGTGTGACCCTGTATCTCATCAGCTTTCTCTACGTCGTTGTAGACGTTCCAGAGGTAACGGTCGTCACGTCCTATGTTAGACATGCGTAGCTTACGTCCGTCCCTCTTCTTGCCACCAAACTCGTTACGCATGAGTTCCTTGACATTCTCTCCGAACTTCTCAACACAAGCGTCAAAGTCCACACCCTCAGCTACTTCTTTTGTCTCCATAAGTTTGTAAATGTCAGAGACTAAGTTGTATACGTTTTTCATTGGTAGTTTCCTACTATACCAGAGACAACCTCTTGAGCTTGTTCCGGTGTGCATTTAAACCACTCACTACGCCTTTCGTACAACTTATGTAGCTCAGTGTGTGATTCTGACTCTGCGGCCCTGCGGTCGCTTACGTTCCACTTATAGTTTAACACATAATCCCTAAAAGGTGAAGAGGTTTGGTAGTTATTTAACCTGTCCTCTGAGTCAATAGCCATTCCTACCTTGACCCACTCAGGGAAGTTAGGGTTGACAATGACGTACACTTGGCCCTCTACACTGGACTCGTACTTCGATAGGCTACTGAATGCAGCGGCTTCAAAGTTCTTGTATCGTCCGGGCTTGTGCAAAGGGTGCGACTTGGGTATGTACTTACCGTTTACGAACATCTTAGTCTGGTCCCGTTTCCACACAGACTCTGGGTTGTCCTTGTAGTACTTACCTTCTCCTCTCTTATAGTTCATAGTTGATTTCCTTAGTGGGTTTCTGCCCATGTTGTTCCAACTTGGTACTCTCCATCAAGAGGGCATCTGAGGTTAAAGTGAACCCCTGCCGCCTTGAGGCATTCGACTGCAAGCCAACCGAATTTCTCTGCTTGGTCTGTAGCCACCTCCGACTGTACTTCGTCATGTATGTTCCCTATAAACTTGTAGTCTAGTTTCCACTGCGGTGCATAGTCGTCCAGTATGACTAGGGCCTTCTTCATCACGATGGCTCCTGCCGCCTGTAACAACGTATTCAATGCAGCATGTTCAGATCTAACTCTAAGTCTTCGTCCGTCAAGTCCTGTGAGATAGCCTCGCCCAGATGCTCGACCAACGCGTTCTCGTAGACTTTCAAGAGCAGGTGTATTTCGTAGAAATCGTTGTTTAAGTTTTGCGCCGTCTCGTGGGCTTCCTCCAACGATAGATCCAATTTTTGCGTCTCCGGCTCCGTAAAGGAAAGCGTAGATGAAAGTCTTAGCTTGAGGTCTTGTTTCAAGCCCAGCAGCCATTTGGTTTCTTGTGTGAATGTCTTCGGTGAGAAGGACATTGGTAAACTCCTTGTCGTCCATGTAGTGAGCCAACATACGTAGCTCAAGGCCACTAGCGTCAAAACCTACTAGCTTCTTACCCTCTGGTACAGTCCAGCATGAGCGACACTCTTTACCGTATAGGCTGTGTCCTGCTGGTACTTGTGCCATGTTGGGGCTTTGGTGGGTCATGCGTCCAGTTACTGCGCCGTTGCTAATGACACGACCGTGGACTCTTCCGTCGTCCTGCACATGTTCCATCCATGAGTGCACCTGCGCGTATCTCTTTTGTAGCATCAAGTACTCACTGACGGACCTAGCCTCTGGAAGGTCAATGGTGGCTAGTACAGCCTCATCAACGATGGGATTCCCTTTCTCCGTAACTTTATCGAAGACCACACCAAGCGACGATAAGCGCTTTGCAATTTGCTGCCTAGAGCCAACATTAAATACTTCAACTCTATCCTTAAGACGCTTACCGGTTTTCTCAGAATGGCGCTCGTGTATAATCGGAGGAAACTCCTCCTGAAGTTCCGCTTCAATTTCATTCATTCTCTCCTTAAATGTTGCTAGTAAGTCCATGCACTTGTACTGGTCCAAGAGCCACCCGTTTTTTTCCTGTTGCTGTACTGCAAACTGTACCTTATGTTCCAAGTCGATGGACTGCTGGTCAAAGTCTGCCATGTCCTTGGTCAACCGCTGGTGTACTGCTTCGGTGACTGCTACGTCTTGTATACAGTAGTCAATCATTTCCTGTGACAGTCTTGACCAGTCGTTGTGGTCGCCTTTTGGAAAGCCTAATTCGTTGCCCCAGTTGCGCAAAGAGTGTCCACCGGACTTGCTTGGGTCAAACAAACGTGACAACACCAGAGTATCGACTATGCGCTCAGGAGCCACAGAAAGCCCCCAGAGACGTTTTAACACTGGAAGGTCATAACCTATCAGATTATGTCCACAGACGCTTACAGAGCCTTCTAGAGCCTTTCTGAGCGATCTCTGGTCCAGATGCACCTCAGTTTCGCCGTTCTGCTGTGTCACAACGCACCAGATGGTGTCTGGGTCTAAACCGTTGGCTTCTAAATCAAGGTAGATCAAAAGTCTGCTCCAATTTGAGGGTTTGCTACTTCTTGCATTCTACCGGTGGTTCTATCGTACTGTAAGTAACACGCTGGACCTGTCTCACCAGTGTAACGATTCTTCAGGACTCGAACAGTAGTCGTGTTCCTGATGTCTTCGTTGGTGTTCTGCTGGTCACGTTCCATGCCTATTACTATGTCTGACAGTTGTGCGATTGCCTGTGAACCTCGTAGTTCACCCAAGGATATTTGAGCACCGTCCTCGTGTGCCTTACCTTGGGATCGTTTGAGGTGTGAGACTAGGAATAAACTAATGCCTGTCTCTGCCACAAGCGTACGCAGCTTAGTCATTATTTCATCAATGGCTTTTCGTTCGTCTCCGGACTCTTGGGAAGACACGACGATGGACAGGTGGTCCAGTACGACATACCGGCAGTCCAGAGCTTTTGCCATGTAGCGAACACGGGCGAGCAAGTTATCTGTTGAAGTTGACCCCCAATGGTCGAATAGGTAGTAACGTCCTGTTCCCAGTGTGGCTTCCCAGTAGGGCCGTAGCTGGTCCACAGGCGTGTCCTCTTCCAAGTGTAGAGGCCTGTTTGCCGCCACCGACATGATACCAAGACTTGTTCGGGCCACGTCTTCTTCGAGGGCCAGCACCCCAATATTTCCTTCACATCGCTGTAGAAGGTCATACTCAATTTCTCTGATGAACTGTGACTTGCCCATACCACTACCGCTGGTGATCGTAACGAGTTCATACGGCCTATGCCCTCTGGTTATATGATTGAGGCCCTCCCAAGGGTACGGAATGGACTTGACCTGTCGTTTCTCAACGAGCTTGTCCCACGTCTCCGTACCTGCAATGATGCCGTCAGGACGGTACACCTTAGCGTTCCACCATGCTTGGGTGAAGTCCTTGACACGGTTCGCCATGAGCATGTCACTGGCGTCCTTGAGTGGTAGCTTGCAGACCTTCAGCTTGTTAGGACTAAAGAGGTCCTTCACTGCGTCCACTGCTACGTCACCCGCCTTGTCATTATCAAAGCATAGGACTACGTTTTCGTACCCTTCGAGCCACTCCAGTTGCTCTTTGATCTCCTTGGATGCGTTGTTAGCACCAGAGCGTAACGACACTACGTCGTACTGCTTATTGAACATCTCGTACACAGCGAGGGCGTCAAGCTCCCCTTCGGTGATTGTGATGTACTTGTTGTTGGTGCACTGTTGTTGACCGAAGAAGCCAACACCTGTCACGTCTCCAGAAGAACAGAAGCCCTTGGTTTTAACGTCACGGGACTTTGCAGCACTGACCTCCCCTGTGTCTAACTTGTAGTAAGGGTAGTAGTGCTTGATGATTTCGCCCGTCTTTGAGTACTCCACAGTGACACCGAAGCGAGCGCAGGTCTCCTGTGAAAGCCTACGCTGTGGTATTGCCGCTACTGTACCGCCCATGCTCAGGGGTTTAGCTTTTGGCAGTTCCTGTTGTTGCGTTGTCATTGGTTTCTCGCCGTCCCCAAATAGATGATAGTCACAACCAGAGGCGAAACAGTGTTCGCCCCCGTTGTCGTAAATAGCGAGAGCGTCCGAAGAACCACACTCCGGACAACTCTCGTGACGTAGGAACTTAGAAGTCTGCGGCATCGCCCACAGCCATCTCAGCTTCCTCAAGGACTTTTACTGCTTCAAGGTAGGTAGACACACCGTGTACTGGGTGAGCTGGACCCATCTTGTACTTCAGGCGTACACGGGAGTTGTAGGGTACTTCTCCGTTGTACGGGTTGCCTTCAGCGTCAAAGGTCTTGATGTCGTACTTAGATTTGAACTTGCGTTGCTTGTTGCCTTGGTAGTCCTTGATTTTGACACCGTTGGCCGCAAGGGTTGACGCGTCGTCCTCTGACATTGTAATTGTCATGGAATAGGCTCCAGTGTCCTGACCGTTGTACACGTCGTGTTCGGTGAGTTTGCTGAAGTTAACTATGCCTTCTACTGTCGTTGCTGTCATGGAATAATCTCCGTTGGTTGCTTTGGGTTACGTTCTGCTTTTTCTCAGAACATACTAATAGTATACACTACTTACGCCTCTCAATCAAATCATATTGACGTACTCGTCGTTAATAAGGGTTTGAACATGAACGTACCCCTCAGGCCAGTACGTGTAGGACTCCTTGAGTGCCTTGGCTGTTCGGTGTACTGATGCCTCAAAGTGCTCAAACATCCCCAGCTCCTCTTTGTAGTACCAAAAAGGGATACGCAAGACAGGCTCTGCTGGACCGTGCTGCTCGTAGTACACAATAATCTCTGCGTCGTTACCAATGGGTCCGTCGTTACCAAAGTGCTTCGTGTGGCTGTTCTCTGGTTGTTTCATGCGTCACCCTCGCTCTCTGGTAGTTCGTCACTGGCTAAAAACAATATCTTGTCCAGTGTGGACTTAGACATAACTACGTTCCCACGGTCGTCCAGTGACAACTCTAGGTCCTTACGTAGCACGAAGGGTATACCACCCCAAGGGTCGAGCCTCATGATGTCATTGGTCACTGCACGGGCTTGTGTGTAGCCTAGGCAGTAGATGGAGTAGTCACCTCCGTCCACTACGTATATGCTCTTTTCGTCGATTGCCATACTTAAGTTGCTCCTTAGGTTTACCTTAGTAGTAACTACTACTGTTTACTCTTTAGTATATATACTTATGTATACCTTAGTAGAGGGTATCACACTTGTCCTCGTCTGTAAATACCTCATATTGGTAATATTGCATAGTATCAGGGTCTACTCCCGCATTAGCAGAAGCAGAAAGACAACTGCCGCAGAGATCAAGAAAGTTGCCATGTGTGTCCTTCCGTGTTAATTCTGAGTCCTCTAGTATCTTATCACAAGCTCTACAGCGCATTTTTCCAGTCCTCCCCGTGTAGGTTAATGAGTAGTGAACGCAGTTGTCTATACGTACAGCCACTGTATCGTCTCCGGCATTCTAGTTTGAACATCTCTGTTTCGTACTCTATGAGGTGCTCAAGCATGGCCTGTGTCTCTGGGTCCTCTGGAGGCCCTGAGTAGTCCTCAGAGTCCCCCATGTAGTAACCCAGCTCGTACTCTGCGTACGTCATGATGACAGCCCCTGTATGGCTCGTATGACTTCGTCGATCACCTTCTGCTCCTCCTTCTTGAATTCTTCCATGTCGTCAGGATACACAGGAGTCTCGTCCTCGTAGTACTCCTGATACTCGTCTGCCCACATCTCCCACGTCTCTCTAGTCATCGTCTGTATCTCCCAGTACGTGAATCGTTATCCAAAGTGATAGCAAGGGTATGCCAACGAACCACAACATAGCAAACCCTACTGCACCCCACAAAATGATATCGTTTATCACTCGTCCGGCTCCCCTTTGATATATAGCCAAAGCGTCAGTAAACCACCCGTTGACAGTAAAAACACCACGTCCCACCACGGTTGCCATTGTTCAAACATTTCTAATTCTCCTTATGAATCTAGTGAAGCGATAGAATAACCCACGGTTACGGTCTGTGTCAAACCTAGACAGCTTATCGCGTAGCGTGCAGAGTAGACGCGAGTAGTTGTTTACGGTGTACTCTGGGTATTTGAAGCCCTTGCGTCCGTCGTAGATGTCCCAGACGTGGTCCTCGTGGTTGTACCAGATTGTGTAGTGTCCAAAGTTCATCGTCGTCTGCCCTCGTCTCTGCCCTTTTCATAGCCCACAGCGTGACCAATGATAGCCCCGAATGTGAACAAAATTGTAACCAGTGTCGCCAGTAGTAAAAATTCCATTATGCTACAGCCCTCCCGTTGATGCTGTCCTGTGTCAGTGTGTCGCAGTAGTCCGCACCGCGTGACTTCAGCCACTGGTTAATATGCTTGGACGTAGTGACGGACCAAAATTCCTCTGTCCTGAAGTAGTTTCCGTGGGTGTCCTGAAGTGCTACCGGTGTCTCGTAGCTGAAGAATACAGTAGTGCCGTCGGTGAATTCTACCTCTGTCTTGTTGCTACCTAGCTGTTTCAGTTTCATGCTTCAAGCTCCTCTAGTGCTTCCCATGCTTCCGTGAATGCCTCATGTTCAGTCTCCAGACCGTAGCAAGTGAAGGCGTGGAAGTCTACCCACTGTCCACCAATAGGTGTCTGAAAGTTGAATGATGCGTTCTCGTTCCATTCGATGCGAACGTGTCCGTGTGTGTCGTGTTCTAGCTCTAGGTATTTCATGTCAAAGCCCTCCTGTGGCTCGTGTGTTGACGTGTGTTGACTCACTGCTGGACACTCTAGCGAATGCCCAGCGATTAGTCAACTCAGACCGCGTCGTTCACCCATTCGTATTTGTACCCGTCGCGTAACTGCCGCCGCGCTATTGACAGCGTAGATAACTCAATACCGAAGTCGTCCGCAAGTTCACAAATTGCGCGGTTCGCTACGTCAGACCATTTACGTGCATCCTTGTAGTTGCCTTTTGCTAGGTCGGTGTTCGCGATATCTTCCCACACCTGAATAGTCGTGAAGTGCTCCGCGATCTTTTTAGCTGTGTTTCTGTCTAGTGTAGTCATAAGAATCATTCTCATTTAGGGGTGGCCTCTGTCCCCCGTCGCCATGTGTGTATATTCCTATATCTAACCCAAGATGTACATAGTAAATAATACCACAAATAAACTATTGACCGCATTGGTTGACGTATGATATTCGCATGTGCGCGTGTAATAGATAGCTCGCGTAGCAACAATCGTGCCAACTATAGGGTCCAACATAAGTCCACACACTTGTCAACCCATGCAAAACCCATGCCAAGTTTACCCATGCAAGACTCGTGCCAACTCTGGTCGCTACCATAGGCCGCGTCTTGTGTCAACCTTTGTTGAAACCCGCGTAGAAACTAGGGCCGGGGGAGGGGTTGACATATGTTTAACTTTTGTAGTAGCCACTTACGCACAAAATAGGTTAAAATTAGGAAAATTACCCTTAAATTAAACTCGTGTAACCCTTTGTTTTTACTCGTGTTTGTACTATTACTGCTTTTACTCCTAAAATAGCTTGACTTTCGTGTAAACTTATGGTATACTATTGTTGTATTTAGGGACAATTTATGTTATGACCGACGTTGTTAAAAAAAGAGGTCGTGGCAGACCCCGGAAGTCAGAAGTAGCCGCTGTAAAGCCCGGAAATAAGGGTGTAGTAGGCCGACCCAAGGGTGACGCAGCGATAATCAACGAGTACAAAGCTAGAATGCTCGCTAGTCCCAAGTCACGTAAGGTACTAGAGACTATTTTTGATGCTGCTTTGGACCATGACCATAAGAATCAAGCTGCTGCTTGGAAACTTGTGATGGACCGTATACTACCTGTAGGTGCTTTTGAAAAAGAAGTAGTAAAAGACAGTGGTAGAAATGCTATTCAGATTAACATTAGTGGCGTAGGTACTGCTGAAGTATCAACACCTGACATTATTGAAGGAGAAATAGTAGATGGCTCTTAAGCATTTCACTAGAGAAGAATTCGATTGTCAGGAATCAGGCACCAACAACATGGAACTAGAGTTCCTAGAGAAGTTAGACGAGTTAAGGGCATACTGTGGATTTCCTTTCGTCATTACTAGTGGATACAGACACCCGACACTGCATTCAATAGAGCGTAAGAAAGAGGTTCCCGGAACTCATGCCCAAGGGATCGCGGCAGACATAAAAATAACAAATGCCGCTGATCGCCTTAAGTTTGTCAACCTTGCTCTTAAACTAGGGTTTACTGGTGTAGGTGTTGCTTCTGACTTTGTTCATGTGGACACCCGTGGTACTACTCCTGTGATGTGGATCTACTGATGCTGTATACAAAAAACAAGAACCTAACGGACACCAGTACGCAAACGATTGTTACTATCCCTGCTGGGTACGTAGCACACTGGAGCATGGCTTTTGTTGCTAACCTACATAACGCAACCAACAGTATTACTTTGTTTGTAGACAAGCCTAGCCCAACAGCGGACGTTTATATTTACAACGGTACTAATGTATCGTCTAAAGAAAACCTTTTGATTGATGGTAATGCGGTGTTTGTACTACAACCGGGAGACATTATTAAGGCGTCTACAAGTAGTTCGGGAAACATGGAAGTAGTAGTAACCTTTGACTTGTTAGAAGCACCAGCAGTGTTTAACAACTTCAATGGATCTTGATATTGAACTACTGCCTTGGCAGCAAGATGTCTGGGCAGACGACACTAGATTTAAAATAGTTGCAGCGGGTAGACGTACTGGTAAGTCCAGACTAGCTGCTTGGTTGTTAATAGTAAACGCACTACAGGCAGACAGAGGCCATGTATTTTACGTCGCACCTACTCAGGGACAAGCCAGAGACATCATGTGGCAAACGCTTCTGGAGTTGGGACATCCTGTTATTAGTGGTAGTCACATTAATAATCTGCAAATTAAGCTTGTCAACGGAGCAACCATTAGCCTCAAAGGCGCTGATAGACCAGAAACAATGCGAGGTGTTAGCCTTAAGTTCTTGGTGATGGACGAGTACGCCGACATGAAGCCAGAGGTATTTGAGCAGATCCTGAGACCTGCCTTGGCTGACCAAAAGGGCTGTGCGATGTTCATTGGGACACCAATGGGTCGCAACCACTTTTATGAATTGTACAAATATGCGGAGTTAGATGATGACCCTACGTACAAAGCTTGGCACTTTACGTCTTACGATAACCCTATCTTGGACCCGGACGAAATCAACATTGCAAAAAGGTCTATGTCTTCTTATGCGTTCCGTCAGGAATTTATGGCGTCGTTTGAAGCTCGTGGGTCAGAAATGTTTAAGGAAGACTGGGTTAAGTTCAGCGAAGACGAGCCAGAAGTAGGAGATTACTACATTGCAGTTGACTTGGCGGGTTTTGAAGAAGTCAACAAGAAACGGACTAAAAACAGTAAGCTTGACGAAACAGCCATTGCTGTCGTTAAAGTCAGTGAGCACGGTTGGTTTGTTGATAATATTATCTACGGACGCTGGAGCCTTAACGAAACGGCAACCAAAATATTTCAGGCCGTTAGAGACTATCGTCCCGTATCAGTTGGTATCGAAAGAGGCATTGCTAAACAGGCTGTAATGTCTCCTCTTACGGACCTACAAAAGAAGTACGGTACGTTCTTTAGAGTAGAAGAGCTTACACACGGCAACAGAAAGAAAACTGACAGGGTTATGTGGGCGTTACAGGGCAGGTTTGAAAACGGTTACATTACGCTAAACAAAGGTGAATGGAACAGTAGATTCCTAGACCAACTATTTCAGTTTCCTGATCCATTAACCCATGACGACTTGATTGACGCCTTGGCGTACATCGACCAGTTAGCTAATGTGGCTTACGACTACGATTATGAAATCGAAGACCACGAAATCTTAGACGTAGTAGCGGGATATTAATATGACTGATTTATATGAACAAGACCCATTGATGATTGAAGAAACAATTGAAGACTGGGTTATAACTAAGTGTGAAGACTGGAGGGATTACTACGAAAGCAATTATGAACAGAGATTTGAAGAATACTATAGATTATGGCGTGGCATATGGGATCCTGCTGACAGTGACCGTAAGTCTGAGCGCTCCCGTATTATTTCTCCTGCATTACAACAAGCTGTTGAATCCAATGTAGCGGAACTAGAAGAGGCTACGTTTGGCCGTGGCAAGTGGTTTGACGTTAGTGACAACATGGGTGATACACAACCCCAAGACGTACAGTTCCTACGTAACAAGCTTACGGAAGATTTTGAAGACTGTATGGTGCGTAAGGCTGTAGCAGAGTGTTTAATTAACTCTGCAGTCTTTGGTACAGGCATTGGTGAAATAATCATCGAAGAAATGAAAGAGATGGCTCCTGCAACTCAACCTGTTATGGGTGGAGATTTACAAGCTGTTGGTGTAAATATTACTGACCGGGTTAAAGTAAAGCTTAAGCCTGTACTGCCTCAGAACTTCCTAATTGACCCTGTAGCAACGTCTGTAGAAGACGCTATGGGTGTGGCTGTAGACGAGTTTGTTAGTAAGCACCAAGTAGAGCTTCAACAAGAACAAGGTGTTTACCGTGACGTGTACGTAGGCTCTGCAGCACCAGATACGGACCTTGAGCCTGACCAAGACATTACAATCTACAACGACGACAAGGTTAGGTTGACTAAGTACTATGGTTTAGTGCCACGAGAGCTTCTAGATTCCGCTATGCGGGACGAAGACGAAGAAGAGGTACTAGAGCAAGAGTCTGAGTCAAAGTACGTAGAGGCCGTTGTAGTGATTGCTAACGGTGGTATACTGCTTAAAGCTGAAGCTAACCCCTACATGATGCAGGACCGACCTGTAGTAGCATTCCCTTGGGACGTAGTACCCGGACGTTTCTGGGGTCGTGGCGTGTGTGAAAAAGGTTACAACAGTCAGAAAGCACTCGACACCGAACTACGTGCTCGTATTGATGCGTTAAGCCTTACGATACACCCAATGCTTGCCATTGACGCTACACGTTTACCACGAGGTGCTAAACCAGAGGTACGCCCCGGTAAGATGATACTGACTAACGGAGACCCTCGTGAAGTTTTACAGCCTTTCAACTTTGGTCAAGTGGGTCAAATTACTTTTGCTCAGGCCGGAGCCTTGCAGCAAATGGTACAGCAAGCAACAGGAGCCGTTGACTCAGCAGGAATTGCAGGTCAGGTTAATGGCGAGAGTACTGCCGCTGGCATTAGTATGTCTCTTGGCGCTATTATTAAACGCCATAAACGCACACTAATAAACTTCCAACAATCTTTCTTGATTCCTTTTGTTAAGAAAGCAGCTTATAGGTACATGCAGTTTGACCCCGAAAATTACCCCGTTGCTGATTATAAATTTAATGCTAGTAGTACTTTGGGTATTATTGCAAGAGAGTATGAAGTAACCCAACTTGTGCAGTTGTTACAAACAATGGGCAAAGACTCACCTCTATATAACACATTGATACAGTCCGTTGTTGACAACATGAACCTGTCTAATCGTGAAGAACTGGTTGCAGCCTTGTCTAAAGCTTCACAACCTAATCCACAAGCACAACAGATGCAACAACAGGTACAACAGTTGCAGATGCAGTTCCAACAGTCACAGACTCAGGCACTGTCTGCACAGGCTCAAGAGTCACAAGCACGGGCTGCTAAGTTGGCTGCTGAAGCTGCTGTTGTACCTCAAGAATTAGAAATTGATAAAATTAACGCTATCACTAGAAACCTTAAAGAAGGTGATGCGGAAGATAAAGAGTTTGAGCGACGAATGAAAGTTGCTGAGACTCTCCTTAAAGAAAAAGCAATAGAAGGTAAAACTGATGTTAACAGACCACGAACTAAAAGCCCTACTCCAGCGAGTCAACCGGGAGTTCCAAGGAACATTCCAGCGCCTCAAAGTCCTAGAGGACCAACTGAACCAACTGGAAACCAAGGTGGAGGAATTATTTAATGTCAAACAAGAAAGCAGACCCAAGGCTAGCACGAGCGGGAGTAAGCGGGTACAACAAGCCAAAGCGAACGCCTAGTCACAAGACTAAGAAGTTTGTAGTTGTTGCCAAGGAAGGTGACACAGTTAAAACCATACGTTTTGGCGATCAAAACATGAGCATTAAGAAAGACCAACCTGCACGTCGTAAGTCGTTCAGAGCACGTCACAAGTGTGACACAAGCCCACCCAGTAAGCTTACAGCTAGATACTGGTCATGTAAGAAATGGTGATTGTATGAAAGTTAGTGCACCCAAAGGCCATCACTGGATGAAAAAAGGTAGTAGCTATAAGCTAATGAAGGACCCAGTAGACGGCTACAAACCACACAAAGGAGCTTCTAAGTCAGCTAACTTTGAAGTCCAAAAAGTCCATAAAAAGTAAGGAGACTACCATGCCAAACTGTTCAGGTAAGCGTAAAAAGAAGAAAGGCAAAAGCAAACCCAAGGGGTACTAAGGATGCCTAAAGCTAAAACTAAAAAAGCTAACGACGCTTGTGCAAAGAAGGTCAAGTCTAGATACAAGGTATGGCCTTCTGCGTATGCTTCTGGTGCCGTAGCTAAATGCCGAAAGGTAGGAGCTAAAAACTGGGGTAACAAAAGTGGCCGTAAGAAAAAGTAAAAAGGGTGCTGCTCTTAAAAAATGGTTTAAGGAAGAGTGGGTAGACGTTAAGACAGGTAAACCCTGTGGACGTAAGTCTGCAAAAAAAGGTGAGTCTGAGCGCCCATACCCCTCTTGTAGACCTAAGGCAGTAGCAGCTAAGATGACTAAAGCTGAAAAGAAATCTTCTGCTGCACGTAAGACAGGGCCTAAACGCATAGCCCATGCAGTCACAGCTTCTGGTAAACGTAGAAAAACTACTAGAAACGCTTGACATTCCTTAAAAAGTATGCTATAATAAAACTATAGTTAACAACTTTAGAGAAACTAATGACAACTGAGCTTGAAACTTATTTTAGCAACTACAACGAACTCTTCAATAGCGAAGGTTTCAAACAACTCATCCAAGAACTTTCTACTAATGCACAACAGCTAGCAGACATACAGAGTGTAAAAGACGTAGAAGACCTCTTCTATCGTAAAGGCCAAGTAGCTGCTTTTGCAACAATAATTAATCTACAGGGTACTATAGAAGCCGCTAGGGACCAAGCAGAGGCTGAAGAAGAAGGCCCTGTAGATGTATAAAATATATGACTTCCGTTGCACTAACGGACACGTCTTCGAAGATTTTGTAAAGAGTGGTACTACGACCAGTAGGTGCGGTTGTGGCGCTAACGCTACAAAAATGGTATCTGCCCCGTCTTTTCACCTTGATGGTTCTACTGGGGACTTCCCCGGTAGTCACATGAAGTGGGTACGAGAACACGAAAAAGCAGGTAGAAAATGAAAACCTCCACAATGATTATAATCACGGAGTTTAATTATGTCAAGAGCAACAATGCTTGATTCACAGCCTGAAGAGGACAACGTGGACACCATTGAAAACGAAGTAGAAGAGACTCAACTACAAGAAGTTGAACAACCTCAAGAAGATCCTACAGTTCCAGAGAAGTACCAAGGTAAGTCGATGGAAGAAGTTGTACAGATGCACCAAGAAGCTGAAAAGCTTTTAGGTCGTCAGTCTTCCGAAGTAGGAGAGCTTCGTAAAGTCGTTGATGATTATATTAGTAATAGTATATCAACGCCAGCACCTCAACAACACGTTGAGCCTGAAGACGATATAGACTATTTTACAGATCCTCAAGGTGCGGTTAATCGCGCTATTGAGAACCACCCTAGAATTAGAGAAGCGCAACAGTACACTGAACAGTACAAAAAACAGTCGTCACTTGCTACGCTTCAAGCTAAACATTCAGACATGCAACAGATCCTTGATGATCCTAAGTTTGCAGAGTGGATTAAAGCGTCTAAGATTAGGACTCAGTTGTTTGTAGCGGCTGACCAAGGGTACGATGCTGATTCTGCTGATGAATTGTTTTCGCTCTGGAAAGAACGTAAAACAGTTGCACAACAGACTGCCACTGTTGAAAAACAGGCACGTAAGCAAACACTCAAGGCAGCTAACACAGGTAACGCACGAGGCAGTGCTGAGGGATCACGTAAGAAGGTATATCGTAGGGCCGACATTATTAAACTAATGAAGAATGACCCAGACCGTTATCAAGCATTGTCTGAAGAAATCATGGCAGCTTATGCGGAGGGTCGAGTCAAATAATCTAGGAGATTGACATGGCTACTGCAACATATCCCGGCGCAGGCGGTAATACTGCGAAAACTGAAGCGGCAACTTTCATCCCAGAAATCTGGAGTGATGAAATCATTGCGGCTTACCAAAAGAACCTGAAGATGGCTCCGCTTGTTAAGAAGCTGGCTATGACAGGTAAGAAGGGCGACAAGCTTCACATCCCTAAGCCCGTACGTGGTGATGCGAATGTTAAGGCTGCTGACACTGCAGTTACTATCATTGCAAACACTGAAGGCGAATTGACTGTTGACATCGATCGTCACTTCGAGTACTCACGCTTGATTGAAGACATCGTGGAAGTTCAGGCTCTTTCTAGCCTCCGTCAGTTCTATACAGAAGATGCTGGTTATGCTCTTGCTGTACAGATTGACAACGACCTCCACGCAGCCGGTACTGGCTTTGGTGACGGTGGTGCTGTAGTATTCAGCCCAGCAGAAACTGACTACCAGCACTCTGGTTGTTTCTTTAACGACGGCGGTACTACTACTCAGTACACTGACGACACTATTGTCCCAGCAGACGTATTCACTGATGCGTTCTTCCGTGACATGATCCAGAAGCTGGACGACAACAACGTACCTATGGACGGACGCTCGTTGATTATTCCTCCTTCGGTTCGTAACACTATCATGGGCATTGATCGTTATGTGTCTTCTGATTTTGTAAACGGTCAGGTAGTCAACAGTGGTCTTATTGGTAACCTCTACGGTGTGGACGTTTACGTCTCAGCTAACTGCCGAACTATTGAAGCGGCTGGTGACAACACTGCAGGATCTGCTGATACCCGTGCTGCACTTCTCTTCCACAAAGACGCTATTGTCATGGCAGAGCAACAGGCCGTACGTTCACAAACCCAGTACAAGCAAGAGTACCTCTCGACTCTGTACACGGCTGATTGCCTGTACGGTGTTCAGGTATATCGCCCTGAAGCTGGTTTCGTTCTCGCAGTCGCAGAGTAACGATCTTAGGGGGTCAGCAATGGCCCCTTTTTCTTTTCTTTTGTAGGAGCTTTTGATGGCTTTATTTCGTGGCACAGGTGGTTCCGGGGATGCTAGTACAGACACCTATGCGTCTGAAGTAGCCCTAGAAGCAACCAGAGCCTCTACAAAAGCAAATGAAGCTGCAGCGTCTGCTACGTCTGCGGCTAACGCACAAGCTGCTGCAGAGGTTGCACAGGCTGCTGCAGAGACAGCAGAAACTAATGCAGAAACTGCAGAAACCAATGCAGAAACTGCAGAGACTAACGCAGAGACAGCAGAGAATGCTGCAGTAGCGGCTAAGGTATCTGCAGAAACAGCTAAGACAGCCGCTGACACTGCACAGTCCGCAGCAGAGGTTGCTAAGACAGCAGCAGAAACAGCAGAGACTAATGCAGAGACTGCGGAGACTAATGCTACTGCTTCAGCTACCACAGCTACTACTAAGGCTAGTGAAGCAGCTACGTCAGCAACCAATGCTGCCTCTAGCGCCTCCTCAGCGTCCACCTCAGCCACAAACGCAGCCACTAGTGCTACAGCAGCACAAACAGCACAAACGGCTGCAGAAGCCGCTAAGACGGCTGCAGAGGCTGCTCAGGACGCTATTGACGGTTTGTACCTTGGTGCACAGTCAAGTAACCCTACAGTAGACCTAAACGGCAATGCTGTTACTACCGGTGACTGGTACTTTAACACAAGCGACAACAGCACTAGAATTTACACAGGAAGTGCTTGGGATTCAATTAATCCTAATCTTGTTGGTGACACTAGCCCACAACTGGGTGGCAACTTAGACTTAAACAGTAGAGACATTACAGGTACAGGTAACGTCAACATTACTGGCAATGTAGTTCTGTCAGGAACAGTAGACGGTAGGGACGTAGCCGCTGACGGTACTAAGCTTGATGGTGTTGAGGCTAGTGCTACGGCAGATCAAACAGCCGCAGAGATACGTACGCTTGTAGAGTCTGCCTCTGATTCTAATGTTTTTACTGATGCGGACCACAGCAAGTTAAATGCTATAGAAGCCGGTGCTACTGCTGACCAGACTGACGCAGAGATTAGAGCCGCAGTAGAAGCGGCGACAGACTCCAATGTTTTTACGGACGCAGATCACAGTAAACTAAATGCAATTGAAGCCTCAGCAGACGTAACCGACACAGCCAATGTTACAGCCGCTGGTGCATTGATGGACTCAGAGGTTACTAACCTTGCACAGGTTAAGGCCTTTGACTCTACTGACTACGCTACTGCGGCACAGGGCGCTAAGGCTGACACAGCACACGGCTGGGGTAATCATGCTAGTGCAGGGTACTTAACTAGCTTTACTGAAACTAATGACCTGTCTACAGCAGTAACATGGGCTAACATACCGAACGCTAACATTACGCAGTCTTCGGTAACACAACACCAAGCGGCACTGTCGGTTACTGAGTCACAAATTAGTGACTTGCAAAGCTACCTTACGGGCAACCAAACGATTACGCTGTCTGGAGCAGTTACAGGCTCAGGGACAACTTCTATTACTACTACACTGTCAACAATTGACGGGGGAACTTATTAATGACCACGATTAAACTTAAGAACGGCTCTGGCGCTCCTGCGGGTGGTGATCTTGTTCAAGGTGAACCCGCATTAGATCTGACTAACAAGCGTCTGTACACAGAGGACTCAGGCGGCAATGTTATCGAAGTAGGTACCAACCCCGGCGTAGACGTAACCTTTGCTGACAACCGTAAGGCTATCTTCGGTGCTGGCTCTGACCTACAGATTTATCATGATGGTTCTAATAGCTATCTTAAAGATGCTGGTACTGGCGATTTATATATTCAAGGCGAAGCTAACGTCAGAATTACTGATGGTGACGGGAACAAAATGTTCTTGGGTCAGAATGATGGTGAGGTACAGCTTTATTACAACGGTGCTGAAAAATTAAACACAACAAACACAGGCATCGACGTAACTGGCACCGTCACAGTATCTGATGGGTCTACTTCTGCTCCAAGTATAACTAATGCAGGTGATTCAAACTCTGGTATTTATTTTCCTGCTGATGACAATATTGGTTTAGTAGTTGGTGGTTCACGAAAGTTACTTGCAAATTCTAGTGGAGTTTCAATAAACAATGGTGTCTTAGATGCTGACGGTGGTATTACTGTAGACAACATCACAATAGATGGTAATGAAATAGATGTAAGTTCTGGCGACCTAACACTAGACGTTGCAGGTAACATTATCCTCGATGTTGATGGTGGAGAAGTAAAATTTGATGACGGTGGCACTAGGTTTGCTAACCTCTATAAGTCATCTAATAATTTTGTTGTTTCAAGCGCAATTTCAGACGGAGACATTCTATTTAAAGGCAATGATGGCGGCTCAACCATCACAGCCCTCACTCTTGATATGTCAGATTTTGGCGGTGCAATATTTAATTCTCACGTAACTGTCTCAACAGATTTATATGTAGGACAATCTATTATTCATAACGGTGATGCCGATACTTCTATAGATTTTGATACTAATTTAATGAAGTTTCGTACAGCTGGTACTGAACGCATGCGCATATCTAGCGCAGGCAATGTTGGTATTGGCATTAGCCCAAATGCTTCTGCTGATTTACACGTTGCAGACACTTCCGACGCTCGTATTTGGCTAGAAGCTACCAGCGGCGACACGATGGAGTTGTACGCCGGAACTAATGTTTCTTTGTTTAACCGAAGCAACAACGCCCTGACTTTTGGTACTAACAACACAGAACGCATGCGTATCGACTCTAGTGGGAATGTTGGTATTGGACAAGCGCCAACTGCGTTTGCTAACTGGCGAGTGCTAGAGCTAAAAGGCGGCACAGCAGGCGCTATGTTGAACTTTGAGAATAGCGCAAGCACAAGAGTTTCAACTGTTGCTTATGATGACGGCAACGATGCTTTAAGAATCCAAAACTTTTTAGCTAATCCTATAACGTTTGAGACTAACAACACAGAACGCATGCGCATCGATTCTAATGGTCAGTTGCTTTTAGGCACGACAGAAAATGTTTTTGGTGGTGCGGACAGGTACGGCTTTAACTTTTATGCTAACGGTCAATCCAATCAGAGTATAGATGGAACTAGCGGTGCCGTAGCGCAATATATTAATCGTGAAAATGCTGACGGAGCGTTTACAGAATTTTATAAAGACCGTGCTAAGGTCGGTAGTATTGGTGCATTTGGCGGTGACTTGCACATTGGTACAAACGACTCAGGATTGCGTTTTGAATATGCAGGCTTGAACGCTATTGTTCCTTTTGATGTAAATTCATTAGCAATCAGTGATGCCGCAACTGACTTAGGTCACGAAAACGCCCGCTTCAAAGACCTTCACCTGTCAGGCAGTGTTGAGTTAGGTGATGGAGGCAATATAAGTTGGGGAGGTACTTATGGTGGCGGCAACCCTACTATAGCCGCTAGTTCTAACTTCATTGCGTTTTATCCTGAAGGCAATGTTTCTGCCGAAGCCGCACGCATAGACGCATCAAGCAACTTGCTGGTTGGTGCTTCTTCATTTAGTTTTGCTGGTTCAAACGACTGTGTACAGGTATCAGGAACTGAAGGTCGCATAAATATAGAAAACGATACGACTAGCACAGCCAACGTGATTGCGTTTTATAGCCCAAACGGAAATGTTGGTAGAATTAATACCGCTGGGACTTCAACTAACTACCTTACGTCCTCAGACCAACGCCTCAAAGAAAACATCGTAGATGCACCTTCTGCTTCTGACGACATTGACGCTATCCAAGTACGTTCGTTTGACTGGAAGGTTGACGGTTCACACCAGAAGTACGGCATGGTTGCTCAGGAGCTACAGAGCGTTGCACCAGAGGCTGTGTCTGAAGGCGCAACCGAAGAAGAAATGATGGGCGTAGACTACTCGAAGCTAGTACCTATGCTTGTAAAAGAAATTCAATCACTACGTGCCAGAGTTGCACAATTGGAGACTAACTAATGGCTACATGGACTATTGCAACACTTGAGCGTGACATTCAACCAGCAGACATGGACGGCGCAGTAGTCGTTGCACACTGGCGGGCTACTGATTCAGAAACTGTAGGCGAGGGTGACGACGCTGTTACTTACTCTGCATCCTCTTATGGTACTGTAGGTTTTACACCAGACCCTACTGCACCTGACTACATTGCCTATGCTGACTTAACTGAGGCTGATGTCTTAGGTTGGGTATGGGAGACTGTCGATCAGGACGCTACTGAGGCGGCTCTAGCGGCTAAGATTGAAGCAGACAAGAACCCAACTACTGCTGACGGCGTACCTTGGTAAACCAATAAAAGGAAGTCGGTATGAATTCTGTAGATGACGCATTAGCACGTTTAGACAAACATGAAGCTGAGTGTGCCTTACGGTATCAGATGATCCAGCTACAGCTTGATGAACATAACAGACGCTTTGATAGGCTGGAGAAGATGATGCAGGGTGGGTTTGCGTCTATCTCTGTAATCATAGTTGTTGCTGTTGCTATCTTAGAGTTTGCTAGGTAGCTATGGATATCAATGAGTCAACAAATGTGACTATACCTATTCGTAACTTGATTGCTATGGTTGCGGCTACGTCTATTGCCACTATGGCTTACTTCGGTATTCAAGAGCGTCTTAATACTATTGAGCATTCTTTTGACAAGTCACAACTGGAAATAGAACGTAACACTGAGTTTCGTATCTTATGGCCTCGTGGAGAGCTTGGGTCTTTACCTGACGACGCTCGACAAGACATGATGATTGAAAGTATTCAGATTGATGTTGTTGGTTTACGTCAGATAGAAGAAGAGGTTCACGAGTTAACAATTCGTATTGGAACTATCGAAGCTCTCTGGGATCAGGATACAGAATGATACAACAGCTTATTGGACCTATTGTTAACCTTGTTGGTGGGCATCTTCAGCGCAAGTCAGAAGAGAAGAAGGCTGTTCATGAGCGTAAGATGGTAGCTATACAGCAGGACGCTAACTGGGAAAACATACATGCAAACAATGCGGCTAACTCATGGAAAGACGAGTGGTTTACGATCTTGTTTTCAGTACCTTGCATTCTTGCGTTTTTCCCTAGTATGGTTCCTGTAGTAATGTCCGGCTTTGAAGCATTAGATTCTATGCCTGAGTGGTACAAAGGTTTCTTGGGTGCTGCTGTTGCGGCTTCGTTTGGGCTACGTGGTTTAGCTAACTGGAAGAAGTAATATGGCGGCTCCAAGATACGG